CACCAGAAAAAACCCAGCCTCCGAAGAAGCTGGGCTTTTGCCTAGGAGACAACTATCTCCACTGCTTACCTCCGACCATTTTTGGCTGGACAGTGAATCTCTCACTCTGACGAAAGCTTTTGATGATGGCTTGATCTATGTGTGCATCAATATCATCATGGTAGAACTCGTCCCAAAAGCCTTTCAATCCATCACGAATCCCTTTGACGTAATATGGACTCGGTGTATGAAACCCTGAGTAATTCATCTTGTAAGCAAAACCTTTGTAGTCTGTGCTATACTGACATCCAATATAACCTTCTACATCAATCTTCCTATACAATGATGGGAATCCCTCGAAACGATCAAGTGCCTTCTCACAATCAGGTGTGATCTCCCATATTACACAAGGTACGTCATGGATATGATCTGTAACTGGCACGATGTCTGCTACATTGTTGAACTTTAATTTGTAGTTAACAATGTGACCTGCACCAATTGGTTTAGCTTTGGGACATCTTCGTGCCATAGCTTGCTTGTTTGTGTTTGCTCCGTAAGCAAAATAAATCTTTTTCTGCATTAATATCTCCTTTGGCTGAAATTGATTTAATATATATATAGTATTGATTACTACATTAGTCAACATCTTTTTTAATTTTTTTTTATTTTTTTTACAGCCTGAATCGGGCTTCAGGAGTACGAACAATTGTTCGGAAACAGCCAGTAAAAAAGGCTGGGAGAACCCAGCCTGTTTTTGGAGAAACCTATTGATCCCAAGATGATGTGTATACTGCCATTGATTCCCAAATTTCTATAAAGGCATTGATGAATTTCTTTTGGCTTTCATCTAACCCTTCTTGCCAAAGTAACTCGTTGGCACTCATGCTGGGTAAATTGTTCGCTTTAGTCCAGTCGTTCCATATTGTTACCAGTCTATTCATGTTATTAGACATCATCGTTCCTCCTTTTTATGACGTGCATGGTAGAGAACTTAATATCCCATTCTCTATCCTTGTCCACACCAAGGTGTTTATTCATCGTATCGACAACTGCTCTGACGTGATTCTCGTCACCAACATACTTGTCGATCTCATGTGGATCATTGGGATTGGCTTTACCCAACGGATAGTAACCTGACTCATTCTCTATGATCTTTGCTACCCTAAACTTGTTGCCCTCTTCAGGGACATCTGTGAAACAATAATTTGCCATGTTTATCTCCTTTGGCTGTTTAATATATTTATATAGTAATCATTACTACACAGGAAGTCAACACCTTTTTTTATTTTTTTATTCACCATACCCATCAGGTGGGCATTCCTCACAGTAAACCTTATCCTTGTAAAAAAATGCTCTCTCTGCACAAGTCATATCTCCACAGTCAAAACATTTTTTATTATAAACATAACATTGGTTACATTCATTTGGTATCTCGTCATCTCCAAGCATCGAGCTATAAACATGACCACAATCTGTACAGGTGAATCTGCCTTCTGTTTCTTTAATCAACTTTGCCTCCTTGTTGAATACGAACAATTGTTCGGTTACAGGATAAAAAAGAAGCTGGGCTTTCACCCAGCTTCAGCTCCTCCCTTCTTAAAATGGTACGATTATTACAACTGCACAAAGCACTGCCCAGAAAATAATAGTTTGAACTACTGCCAATGCTATTTCCCAACTATCCATTATCGTCTCCTTTTTTTATTTCATAATATTTATTAATTATGTGTTCGGCAAAATGATGAGTGATGCCAGTTTTTTGTTTAATCTCTTCCCAACCAGCATCTACTTGAGTCAATGAAAGAACATATGTTCCAATCTCTTTCATAATTTTATCTTCATAATTAACCATTTATTGCCTCCCATTCTCTCTTTACAAATTTATTAGTAACTTCTTGATTAGGTTTTTCCCACTCAAAACCTTCAAACTCTTTATCTATCCATTTATTTACATTATAAATAGCTTTATCAAAGGTTTTAGACTCTTTTATTATCTTTATAACTTGATCATCAATCATATTTTTTCTCCTATTGGCTGATTAACATAACTATATAGTAATCATTACATAATATAAGTCAACAACTTTTTTTTAATTTTTTTTATTTTTTTTTAATTTAGGTGTTGACATTAATTGTAATCATTGCTATATATATAAAAGTGATGGCAAGACAGTAATGGTTTACAGTATCCCATCACAACAACAGAAGGTCGAAAGTTCGGGGTAGGGGGTTCACAGACCTAAAATAGCAACTCCCCCAGTTAATGTGAGAGCATGAAAAAAGAGTCGAGAATCCTTTCCATCTCGGCTCTTTTTTTTGCCTCCTGTATGAGTCCGAACAATTGTGAGGGTTCACCCGTACCTACTGGAGGCAGAGCCGTCACCAGCACAAAAAAAATCGGGAGCAGGTTTCCCCGATCCCGATTAATACCGAACAATTTGCCCGATCTAGTTTGTACGATAAAGGTAAAAGTCTCCTTGTTCGTTCTCGTTGCCATCATAACCAGACAAGAAGTGACCCCTCCCATCTGTAGCAATTGCTTCTTGTACAAATTTATTAAAGTCTTTGATCAATTTAAATATTGCATCATTTGCAGTCTCGCAACTATCTTGCAACCTCTCGAAAACCTCCCTATCTATTCCAGAGTGAGAAGCCAAAAAGTCGGGATTAAATGCCCAGACTGTTTCCTTGATGTATTCTTTTACCTTATCGTCTGCTTCTTCATCAGTCAAAACCATATACTCCTCATTTCCATAAGTGTAATAATGATCATCTTGATGTGTGATGTTTGCTTTGCCGATTTCGTTAAGATCCATGAACTCAGCAACTGCTTCTACTTTTTCTATATCCATTTTTAATCTCCTTTGGCTGAATATGTATATATAATATAGTAATGATTTCTACCTGTCAACTGTTAATATTAACTTTTATTAATTTTTTTTACAGGACTCGCTGCTGTCAACAGCGGGAATACTTCGAACAATTGTTCGGAGTCAGGGCTGGACGGCGCGCCAGACTCGCCTCTGCGTGAGTACGAACAATTGTGAGTAATGACAGGCTGGAAGGGGAGTTGTGCAGCCCGATTCACCTCCTGACCCGAAGGGTTTACCAGCTCAAACCTAGGCTGGAAGCCAAACAGAAGCCCGATAGTAGCCCGATCAACCCCCGATAACCAGCCCGATTAGCAGCACAACTCCGAACAATTGCTCGTATTACAGCCCGATCACAGCCCGATTACCTGTGCGCCATAGAAATTGTTCGGAGATCCCGTGCCAGACCACAGCAAGTGCAGACCCATATATACCCATATTTAGCTACTTTTGCCTATCTTCTTTGGGTGTATGTGGGTGATGTTAGCTTTTTTCATCCGATCCTGTGCTTTTCGTTGCAGATTCTGGAGTTCAACCAGTATTTCTTCCTTCGTCATGCTATCTACTTTCTCATGTAGCACATGAGCCTTGTTTACAAGCAGTCCAGTAGCCTTTAAGCGAAGTTCTTCAGCCCGAATAGCCTCACCAAACTTTCCTGACTCCCAAGCCTCGTTACGGATCTTCAGGAGATCCCGAACAGACTTATCTATCGTTACCCCAAACCGACTTCGATTCTCCTCCTGCATCTCCTGAAATCGTTCCTGCACGACTTCGTTACGAAGCAACCTAACTGCATCTACTGACGGATTACTGTATCCAGCTTGTCGAGCTGCGTTTGTTTGTGTCATATCCTTGTGCATGAAGTTATCCAGAAAATCCTGTTGTTTCTGGGTTAATCTTTTCAGCCCTTTTGATCTTTGTTCTTGTGGTAAATTTTCGCCTACTTTTGGCATACTTTACTTCTCCCTTTATCATCTTTTGTTTTTTGAAGACTTGTTATACGTTTTTGAATTTTTTTTGTAAATTTAACAAATTTTGGTGAAAGATGTTCAAATCTCCTCTCTCCTCTCTTTATTGTTGGCATCTGTTTTAGCTCCTTGTCGTTACGTTATTAGGGTAGGGGGAGAG